CGCGACGTGATGTTAAATACCGCCATGACGGTACCGCCTTTCGGGATTAGGCGATTGCGATTTCTTTAACCTGATCGCCGTCTGCGATAAAGGTTGAGACGTATCCGTAGTAGGAGAATGTGCGACCCAGTGTGCTTGGGACTTCCACGCTCATAATGCCACGCACTTGCTCGTAGAACTCAATAGCAGAGCCACGGGCTACGGTCATGGTGTTAGCGGCGAATGCACGATCTACCACAAGGTTAAGGCCGAATGGGTTAAACGTGTTCATTTGTGTGACGTTTGCTGTGCCCATTGCGTTTACGCCCATAAGACCTGCTGCTGCGGTGTATGGGAACACGGGGCGGTCATCGCCGTCCAACTGCGCGCCCAATTTGCGCCATACGTCTGTCGATACAAACAAGTGATCAGGCAAGAAGTTAGTTGCCTGAAGAATGTCGGTAGCGGCATCGTAGATTGCTGCAATAAGTGTGCTTGGGTCGTTTGCGGTCACTGTCCAAGTAGAACCTGATGCGGTTCCACCGTTGGTGATTGCATTACAAGCCACAGCGTCTGACTGGAGCATGTACTGGCCTGCGAGGTCGCGCAAGATAATTTCGAGCGCCGCCGGTGAAGTGAAGTCGACGTCTTGTACTGACAATGTTACTTGTCCAGCCAATGTGGTCTTTGTGACTACGTTGCTAGCAATAACTGGGGTTGTAGCAGATACGCCAGTGAGTTCTGGTGACTGTGCGCCAACGCTGGTGTGTGTTGTCCATGTTGGGCGAATCCAAGTTTTAGATTGTCCACCGTCAGGCATTGCGCGAGCGCCAATAGCGGCGACTACTGGACGGATGTAGTTGAGATCGTCAAACACTGGGCCAAGCACTGGCACTGGCAACAAACCGGGGGTGTCGGTTGTGAGTACGTCGCCTGCAGCTGCTTCGAGTGCTGTCTGCTTGGATGCAACGAAATCACGCACTGCGGCGTTTACGTTTGCAAAAGTTGTGCCACCAATGTGCATAGCGGCCATGTACTCGCCCGGTGTGGGAAGTGCAAACTTGCGCTTTGGCTGTGCAGGAATAGGAGCGGTAGGAGTTGTTGCTTCTACGACTGCTTCGGGCTGTACTGATTCCACTTTGGTCTCCTCGACTGGTTCTGATGTGGGTTCGGTGTCGGGTTCTTGTTGTGATGCTAACACAGTATTTTCTGCGCTTGCATAAACTTTCTCAATTTCTGCCCCCGCGAACGCAGGAATAGGTACTAGAGAAAGTTCTAGCCATTCGGCCTCGGTCACGATCATGGTGCCCTCGTCGTCATATGAAAAGCGGGTTGGGTTTACTCCAACACTGACGGAATCCAAAACACCGTCAAGGGCAAGAGTCAATGCCTCGTCGCCTGCGGCGGTTGCCGAGATACGAGCGGCGAACATCATGCCTTCCTCGGTGTCTACACGCTCGGTCACAAGGCCGACGGGCTGTGACGAGTCGTGATACATAAACAACTTAGGAGCCTTGCCCTCAACGGGTAGCGCACCTTTCTCAAAACGTACTTGGGTTCCGTCTGACACTGTTGCGGTCTCGCCATAGGGCACCGCCACGCCAGTGATCGTGCGGGTTGGGTTGTCTCCTGCTGCTGCGTCAATCGTGACCGCTTGGGCGTTTAACTTAATCATGCTCGGTTTTCTCCTGTTTCGGGTTCGTCTACTTCGACCATTTCGCGGCTCATGTTGGCATCGTCAATTTCACCGAGGTACTCGTCTGTGTCGAACTCTACATAAGTACCGACAGGAAGTACATTATTTGCGCTTAATGTGGACGTGATGCACTCGGCGTATGTCTTGGTGCCGTATAGCCATAGATCCCAGCGGGACTCTCGGCTATTGGTGTAGGCGTAAGAGCCAGTAGGAACGCCCAACAAGTACGGCGGGATGTTGCAGATTTGCGCCATTTGCAGTGCGCTAAACTGTGCCGACTCAATTAAAAGCATTTTGTCCGGGGTGGCCGTAGTTGCTTCATACGTTAGAAACTCGTTTAACGCGGCGGTTTGATTAGTTTGGCGGGCGGCGTTAAACGCAGCTGCAAGATCGGCTAACTCCTGACCGCTAAGAGGCTCGCCACCTGTCTGCTTTAGAATGCCGGACGGGATAGCCGTATTTGCGTTGCGGTAGCGGGCGTCCTCAATTTTTAGCGCGGTGGCTATGGCCTGCTCGGATGAGTAGATAGCGCCCTGAATAGGGCTAATGAACTGCACAAGGTTTGCAGGGTCAATTTGTCCACCTTGGAAAAACACTTCTTTGGACGGGGCGTACCACACGGGGCCGTCTTGGTCTTGCGTGGTTATTGACCCGGCAGGCAGTCGAGTGAACGATGCGGGGAATCCGTCTGCGGTGCGGGAAAGGATATACCAAAACGCACGACCAAAAAAGAACAGGTCGTCGAATGTCCACGCCATAAGGGTTTCATAGGGAATTTGTGGGTCTGGTCGGCGCAACCATGAGCGAGGCGCAATGTCTATATAGTCCATTTCCGCTTCGGTTTCGTTCCAAGATTCGCGGTACATCTTTAACGGCATCGCCGAGATAACGCTTGCGTGTAGATCGCGGGCGCGGCTAATGGCGGGTACCTGCATGGCACGATTTCGAGCATCACCCTCAACATAAGAGTAATACTGGCCAATCATGTTAGGGCCTGCAAGATTCTTAGAGTATCCAGTGCCCGCCGCAGCTGCCTTTTGGACAGGTACTTGGCTAATCTGTGCTTTAGTTTCTTTGCGGCTGAAAAGTGGCATTTAGATTCCTCGAATAGTGGCTTGCCGTCAATCCCGACAACCGACGACAAGCCTGTCTAAATAGTAACCGTACTACATCACAACGAGCATAGGTTTTTGTTTGTTTTGTGGTCGGCTCACTGCGGACACTGCCCACACCATGCAACGCGCCGCCTCGATAGGCCCGGGCGACTTTTGCGACGAGAGCACATAGCCTTGCGCGGTGCGTACACCAGTAGCGCGGTTCACATGCTCTGCAAGTGTTTGGTTCCCGTCGTGCAACACCTTGCCCTCTAGAATCATGTTTCTAACGAGTGACGTGTAGCGAATTAACTCGGCGTACCCGGTCAGTTGGTAGCGGCGCTTTAACGCCGTAGGCACATGAATCTCAAGCGTAGGAGTTACTAGCAGTAGAACGGACGGGTGTGCCATGACACGCTCGACGTGTGTCCACATCTCCGCTTCGGTATCTACGACAAACTCAATCTTTGTAAATACCTGTTGGTTGTGCACGACCGATCTGACACCGATATAGCGCGCCTCATCCACGGAAGAATCCACCGCCAAGATGCCGCCGTCGGGGAAGTCCTGGCTTGTTTTGCACTTGTCCCACACGCCCGCATCCAGCCAAGCACCACGGCTAGCCGACCATTGGTTGCCGTGCGACCTTGGAAAACTGTCAGACTTCACTGCAGCTTGTAACGCCTTGACCGTGATAGTGCGACCTAGTGCAGGGTTAGAAAGGCCCCAGTATTGCGGGTCTCGCGGGTCACAACCAGCCGGGATAGACCACTCCGCAAAAAACCTTTCAGACGTTACGCCCTCGTCAATTTCCTGTAGCGCAATAGATCGGTAGTTAATCATCGCCGTAGAGGACTCGTCCCCGGCGGTAGACCACATCGAAAGCAGCGGATTAGCGCGGGCAATCTGCGACGGTTTAAGCGCATCATCCAAAATCTCAGGGGCGATGTTCCACAACTCGTCCACCACAATTAGATCGTAAGACCCACCATGAAGTTTGCTCGACGCAGCTCGTACTTCCCAGCGTGACCCGTCCGGCATCTGCACAGACTTACGGCCAATCTGCTGGATAAGTTTCGCCCCAAAAGATTCCTTAAGAACGAAAGCCAGTTCTAGGAAAATAGCCTCGGCGCGGTCAAGCATGTTTGCCGTAGACAACACATTCTGCGGAGACTTGCGGTGCAGCACCGCATACTCGGTAAGCCACCAACCAATCAAGGCCCGCAAGGCAACTGACTTACCCTGCTGACGAGCAGTAGACACCAACGACTCACGGAACACAAGATCGCCAGCGTCATCATGCACCAACTGCCCAGATAATGCAGTCACCTGCCAAGGCATCAACTCAATCTG